GTATTAGGGTCTAAACGTGATAAGCAAGATGCGGTATTAACAGGTGAATATGGAATGTCTAGAATAATGATTAAAAATGGTTACAAGTTAACAAGTTTATTGTACAATGATGATAATTTTAATTGTAACAATCCTCAAAATTGGGCAATAAATGGCAATACTGAACCTGACCGTTATAAGTCATTTAACGGGCAAAATGTACCACTATCTACCATATTTATAAAAAATATATGGAGATGGGAAAATAGTTATGTATGTTTACCTGTTTTATATAATGAATGTAAAGACTTTGTTTATTTAAAGCTAAATATGAAACCTATTTTTCAAGAATTTCATAATATTTCTTATAATTATGATATGTTGAATGTTAAATCATATGGTAAGGGCTTACATGCTTCCCCTGATTGGAATTCAAAACAAGATTTTTACAATAAATATGGGTCAACTGAAGAAATAATATTATTTAATAAACCTACTGTAAATTTTACTGGTTGTTTAATTTACGCACATTATGATGCTGATAATATTGTAAAAGATTATGTAATACAAACTATCAAAGCATTTCGATATTTAGGTTACAATATTTTATTTTTTACAGCATCACAAACTTTAACAAATGTAGATGTATTACCATGTAATGTTTTTTATGTGAATAATGATGGACCCGGGACAGATTGGAAATCTTGGTTACATGGTTGTAATTATTTAAAAAAACACAATGAAAACAAATATTCACACATATTCTTATTAAATGACAGCATTATATTACCGATTAATGGAATATTCAATTTAGGCAAAACAATACATCAAATGCGTAATACATCCGATTTTTGGGGTCATTGGGAGTCAACAGAGGTAGAATGGCATATAGTTGGAACACCTATTGAATTTAAATATACTATGATGAATGATATAATGAATTTTATAAAAAATACAATACCATTTTGTTCTAACAAAATGGATTATATTTTAAAAATGGAAGTTAAATTCGCAAAATACTTAGTAAACATTGGGTATAAATGGAATACTGTTATTAAAATCAATAGTCTTGATACAAACAATGTTTCTTGTCCTGTATTTAACCCAGTTAATATTCATAAATGGATAAATAATCCTAACTCTTTTGGAATAAAATGGAAATATATGATATCGTATTTAAATCAGAACATAGTAAGTCCTGAGTTAAACTATTTAACAAGGTTTTTACATTATGGAAAATATGGCATTATTTCTGATGGAGAAAAGATTGGAGCATTTAGACAATCAATTGATGAATAATTACGTTTATGTCTTTAACCAATATTTAAACCATTTTACGAATAACAATTTCTGGAAAATATGCCTCCAATACGACGCATTTTTTGTTACCCTTATATTTTCGTATTTTTTCCTTTATTTCTGTAGCAAAATTCCATGCTAATATTAATATAACGTATTTATTACCACTTTCTAAAGCATTTGTATCATTTATAAAATGGTCTATACTAACAATAGGTATATCCATTTTTGGTGAAAGTAGACCAATTTTTAATGGATTTTCATCAATAATATAATCTAAACTAATTTCGCCATAGCAAAGCACTGTTTGTCCTTTGGCAGCTGCGCCAAAACCAATACATTTATAACCATTTGATTTATAATATGCTATTTCTTGTTTTAAATTATCGACAATTACCTGTGTTTTTTCATTGAATTCAATATATGTTTGTTCATTGTAAATTTTTTTATCTTCCTCTTCATTTAAATACTTATCTACAATCACTTTTGTTTCTAAATTGGATACCTTACTTATCTCAAAAATATAACTATGACCATGGATTTCAGCATGTAGAACGCGGTTTAAAAACATACCATTTCGCTCCACCAAGGTTTTCATTGACTTGGTATTATAAAACGAAATATGCTCGTGGTATGTTGTGTCAAATTCATTATTTATAATCATGTTCTTTTGGGATGTTTGAATAAATAGTAGTGTGTTATTGTCCATTACTAATTTACAAGCTTGTAAAAACTCGTCTAGATATTGAGTGTGAGCAAACACATTTTGGGCCGTAATAACATCCATAATAGGCAACTGTTTTGCCGCACTTTCATTCCAAAAATCACATATAACTTGATGTCCTTTTTCAACCGAAATTGGTACCAAATTTGTAGCCGGGTCAACACCATAAGTTATCCAACCAAGCTCCTTAAAACAGTCCAATTGCGACCCATCATTTGACGCAATATCTAATACCTTTTTTTCTTTAGTAGAAACTTCAGTATTTTTACTGTTATAATAATTATCAATCATTTTGGCATTCTCTTTAAAAAAAATAGTACCAGTTTGAGATGTACCACTAACATACTTATAAGTTTTAAATAACAATTCAGGATTTACAGCATGAGACAATTGACAATGAAAACAATTTGGACAATATTTCAATTTAAGAGGATATACATCGCACACATCACCTTTTTCATGATAATTATTTGCTAAAGGTTGTAATCCTAAGTCCAAAAACAACTTATTTTGTGTTTTACAACACAAACACGAAATAAGTTCTAAACACTCATTTAAACTCATTTATAATATTATATTATTAATATTATAAAACAATGAATAAAACTTATTCAGATAAAAGAGGCAAATTATTTTTTCCTGTCAAAAACCAAATATTCAAGCAGTGTACTGTAAGTGTTAACAAACAATTTGTTTTTAGAGGTATACATATAAACAATTTTGACAAGTTAGTTACTTGTATACAAGGTAAAATATTGGATATTATAATTAACTTTGACAATACAGCACCCGATTATTTGATACCAAAGTATTTTTATTTAGACCCAAATACCGAATTATTTGAAATACTTGTTCCAAAGGGATATGGTCACGCATTTTTATCTTTAGAACCAGACTCCATATTAGTATATCATCTTGAAGATGATTTTATTGATAACGAAACAATACATATTCATTACTTAGACCCATATATTAATATAGTGTTTCCACCAAACATAAATAACAACAATATCATTCTGTCTGAAAAGGATGATATTAAAAATTTTGTAAGACCAATTGATTATATTGTATTTGGTCCAAATGGATTTTTAGGCTCTAATATTGTTAGTATGTTGAAAATCAAAGATAAGAATTTTATTACTTCTAATTTAAGACTACAAGAAACTTATAAAATCAGAGAGTTATTTGAATTGTATAAACCCAAATTTGTAATTAATTGTGCTGGAATTACAGGAACTCCCAATATTTTCTGGTGTGACGAACATAAAACAGAAACAATAGAACATAATATCACATATCAATTGACAATGGCAGCAATTTGTAAAGAATATGGTATACATTTGACCATTTTTGGGTCGGGAGGAATATTTAATAATGATAACAAAGTTTACTTGGAAACAGATACAGGTAATAACTTTAGTAATTATTATGGAGAATCTCGGATTTTATTAGAAAATATAGTAAAACAATACAATAATGTATTATATTTACGAATTAATTACCCTATTAGTAGCAAACAATCTAACAAAAACTTACTAACAAAACTATTAGGTTACAAAACAATTGACAATGTTGAAATATCGGTGACATATATAGACAACTTATTTCCTATTTTATTCAAAATGATAGAACAAAATGAAATAGGCATATGTAATTTTACAAATCCTGGGCAAATAAACCTACTTGATATTATTAATATATATAATCATACAACAAATTCTCATATTAATCCTATAATTAATCCTATAATTAGTTTACAAACTAGTAGCTTAATAAATAAACGCTCATTTTCTAAATTACAATCAGACAAACTAACAAAATATAGACCATTGGATATTAAAAATGCTATTGAAGAATGTTGCGAAAAATATGAGTAAAATAAAATATAATATAATTAAAATAATAATATAAATGACGTTTGGAAAATATACATATGGCAATCCAACTATAATGTATCAAAATAATAATGCAAAGTTATTTATAGGTAATTTTTGTTCAATAGCAACAAATGTTATAATTTATTTAGGAAATGGTATAGGTCATGATAGTTCATTTGTATCAACATATCCATTTGGTATTATTCATAATAAAGTATTTAAAAATGTTACTAATAATGCTCGAAATACAAAAGGTGATGTTATTATTGGTAATGATGTATGGATTGGTGAGAATGTTAAAATTATGTCTGGTGTAAATATTGGAGATGGTGCTATTATTGCAAATAATAGCCATGTTGTAAAAAATGTAGAACCTTATAGTTTAGTTGGCGGTAACCCAGCACAAATTATTAAATATAGGTTTACACCTCAACAAATAGCAAAATTATTAGAAATTAAATGGTGGGATTGGAATGATAATAAGATAAACCAGTTTTTACCATTAATATGCAATTCAAATATTGATGAATTCATAAACAAAGCTAATCTGTAACCAAATTATAACGACAAGGGAAGTAACCATTTGTAGCAAAGTAATTATAAGACCCGGTTGATTTTCGACAAACATCACCAGTTTGATGTTCAGCATATTCATAAAAGGCATCGCTGTCTATCCAACCACCAAATAGTAGTACATGTTGACTCGGTTTCAAAATTGAATCTCCTTTTTTCAAATCTCCTTTTGTAATTTTTGTACATATTTCCTGCATATTGCTGGTAACATGTCCACCTCCTGATGTTGATGACGCCCAGCAATAAGATACATACCCACTACAGTCTTGTCTGTATCCATTTGTTGTTGCGGTTTGTGAGTATGGCACTTTCTCATCTACCCACACCTGAGCCCTTTTCATAATTTGGTCTCTTGTAATAGATGATGCAAATAATGTATTATTGATATTAGTATTTATAGCATTTAGAGACAAATCTGCTGTAAAAAATGTGAATAAACATGTTAACAAAAATATGAGCATTTTTATATAAATATACTAGAATTTTATCTTTATTTAAAAATTATTTTATTGTATTTAGCAAATCATTCATATATTTAATTTCTACTAGTTGTGTCGAAATAATGTTTTCAGCAAGTCGTTTTACACGTTCTGACTGTGTTTTTTCTAGTATTGATTCACTTGTTAATAGTGCCATTGAATGATGTTCAATCATCTCATTCAAATAGTCATTATCATAAATATATGATTGATTACGGTATAAATATACAAATATAGATATTACTAAACCTAAAGACAAATAATAAATAATACTAACTGAACCCATATGGTAATCATACATTAGCACTTCTAAAAATCCCATTAATGAAGCCATTATTATAGAAATGTAGAATTTACCCATACTTAAACGAATATTTGATATTTTATTTGTCATTAGCGCGCTCATTATTACAAATTGGATAACAAAGCTGCCTAAAATCATCACAAATAATGATTTGTTTAATTCCATTTATAATAACAAATATTTTATATATATTTTATTATATTATATTTGTGCGTTTAATTTATTGTTTTATTTTTATAAAATATAATCTATTTGAATATTATAATGTCAAATATTACTTCTTCAATGATACTTTTTAAGAAAAATAGTCATGATAATACACAAATTATTAAGGAAATTGTTGATAACATGAAAAAACGAAAAGACCAAAAATCACGTATAGTAGCTCATAATAAAAGTGTTGCCAGAGATAGAGCTCTTGCTCAATTAGAAGCTCAAGCACAAGCACAAGCACAAGCTCAAGCACAAGCTCAAGCAGAAGCTCAAGCACAAGCTCAAGCACAAGCTCAAGCACAAGCTCAAGCACAAGCTCAAGCACAAGCACAAGCACAAGCACAAGCACAAGCACAAGCTCAAGCTCAAGCACAAGCTCAAGCACAAGCTCAATTACAATTACAAGCACAAGCAGAAGTACAAGTAGAAGTACAACCGTTAGCATACAACCCCCAGAGAATTATCAATAAAACAATAATTGTTAAAAACGTTAATGTATTTTAGGGATAATTATTATCCATATATTATTTTATGTATATTTTTATATTTTATATATATATAAAATGTCTCAGAATACTTCTGGAATGATTGCAAATGCTGTTGACAATGAAAGTATGGTTATATTGACACAACCAACTAGTTCAACTCAATCAATAACTGATTTTAACACCAAACTAGAAAATACAGTAGTAGACTGTTTAGCTGCTCATATTCCTGCGTCAGTTATTTCTGCCGCATCTACTTCTACCAATGAGGTTGTATCAGCTATTTCTAGTAACTTTACCATTACCCCAGTATCTACTCAAGATAGAGATACATTTGATATTCAAACAACAACAGATGTTTCCGATATATCATTTGCGCTAATATCACAATATGATTCATCTGTCCAAGAGACACCTGATTCTTACTCATGTAATATAGGAACACCCAATAAGACTATTGAAAAAGACAATTCAATTATTGTACCATCTGCTTCTATTTATGACTCCAATGTTGCATTTAAGTATGAGTACAATGGTTTTATATGTCCTTCTACTTCAAATAATGCTAATGAGGCTTACCCTACAGACGTAAATGGTACTATCCCTGACCAAGGTACATGGCAGGCAACTTTTGATGCGGAAAATAGCAACGCTAATTACAGTAGAGCTGTTAACTCTGAATACAATACTAAGAATTATAGCAGACCTATGAGGGTTGACGAATACACATTATTTAATAAAACATATGCTTTAGGAAAAGATATGACAAATTCTTCTCAACAACATTATTTCACACTTGATTCTAATGGAAAACCAATCAAAAACGATATAGATATGGAATCAGCCAGTTCGGAAAATGGATATATGGAGCCGACATTTTTACTAGGAAATAATGGTATTATGCCATCAAAGTCTTCAGACTTTGAAAATATTGGTTTAGATGATTGCGGTTCATACAGACTTCAACAATTCCCTGATGCTCCTCTTATAACAATTACTGAAGATGAAGTTTCAAATGATACTACTTCTCAATCCGACATTTCAAAATTCCCTATATTTAACGCAAACCCTAGTCCAGACCAAGTGCTCCCAACAAACACTATAACTTTAGATACATTTTATTCTATGTTTAACAGAGATTATACGGCTGAAGGTAGTGAAACTATTATGCCTGAATACAAATACACTGTAACTGTTAATGAGGCTGACAATTCAGGATATTCGCCTGCCGCCGATATGATTGCGCGCACTGATGTTGGCAATACATTCACATTAGACGATAGTAATCTTCTAGACAACGCAACATATATGGAACATTATGTTAATGGGGACCATACTTTGTCATTTGCTTCTGCCGGATTAAATATAACTACTGTTGATTCTGCGTCATCAGATAACATAGAACAAACATTTTCTTTAAACACAGAAAGAGAATATATTACAAAGTCAAATTTTGACAATGGACAAATAAAGGTAAATAACAACACTCCTACCACCAGAACTAATATTGATGAAAACTCATTGGCATTTAACCAGAACGTGTTTTACAATTCTGAACATGCTGATTATACGAGTATATCAGATGAATTAAAACAAAACGCATCTGTTACATATTTGTCACAACTTGTCGCTAAAAACTCAAAGGATGTTTCTGGTTCATTTATGAAAAATACAGGAAGTAGAGCTGGAGATTTTGCCTTAGATTTATATAAAAATAATATCGTTAATAGTAATTTCAACTCAAGTGATTTTGGATTTACCGTCCCTAACCCAAGAGATGTTGAAGCTGAAGTATTTAAGGTAAATTCATTTAAACAATTGGCAAGTATTAATGGTTTCAGTATTTTGAATAGCGGCGTTGCTACTAGAATAGATGGCGTTTCTGCGTTTGCCAATTTACGTAATATGAAAACAATATTAATTAACAACGACAATGTATATGATAAGGCTAAGATGAAATTTACCTTGAAGGATTTAGTAGGTTCTAGTATTCATACTGCTGTATCAAATGCTACTGGTTGGAGTGTTACGTCTCTAAATGGTGCTAAAATGGCTTCTTCATCAGCTGTTGCTTATGGTGCTGGAAGTGTTGCTTTTCCTAAATTAGCAGATACCATATCTCTTATCAAACAAGAGGATGATGTTAACGAAATCAATTATAGAATTTCAGTTACTACTGCTACCACAGGTTCTTCTGATAACGCGTCTTCATCATCACATTTGGGAGATTATGTAAAGATTGAGTGGTCTACAGACAATTATGACAGTAATAATAATTCAATACTTCTTACTCAAGATATGTTGACAAGAGTTCAAACTCAAATATCTATATCTCCTATAGATGAGACAACAAAGGTTTCAAACTCACTCATTTTGGACGGTAAATTAACTGGAAAACAAATAGATGTTTACCAGGTTACTTCTATAAGAGATATTACTTATACATTTGATTTACCATTGAGACCATTTACTGGCTTACAGATGACAACTCCTAAAATCCGTGTGACTACTAATAGTTATATTGCTAAAGATAATGTCACTGGTGAAGTTTATCCTAAGTCTTACTTAAAATATGTTACTGATAATACACAAACAAATTACTCGAAGATAACAGAAAGTTTATCATCTATAGATATTGTTGAAGGTGTATTTAATTCAACTGATTTATGTGATATGATGGTGACTGTTTTCAAACAAGATACTGATAATAATACACTAGTTCAAGTGGCTCAGCAAACACATATATCTTCTATGTATGGTATTGAAACCGCAATAGAGTTATATGAGTCAGAAGAAGAACAATCAAACCCAGAAGATATTAGTCTTAGCATTGAATGTGAGTATTTAAATGCTGAAGGTTCTGAATTAAATGTTAATTTTGATAACATCGATGGTTATGAATTACAACTTACAAGTACATATAACACAAACTATACATGTGAATACTGGACAGCTAATATGGAAAACATAACAAATGATACAAGTATAGCAAATCCTGACGGCACATTAAACTATTCTGATAAGATATTGACTGTTTTCAATGGGTATAATAGTGTTACAAAATGGAATACATCTGATTATGAAGCTATAGTTTCGTATGAAGAAGATGACAAATCGACTATTGTATTAAGCATCCGTGAAAAAGAAACATCAACGTCTTTGTATGAAATTAGAACCAAGAAATTCACATATTTAAATACAACCGCATTTATTAGTTATTTTCCAAGAGATATCTACAGAAATGACAGATGGATTGGAGAAAAGGGTGATGATGATGAAATTTATTACAATGAACATTTTAATCAAGTTGATTATACATATACAAATAATCAAGAAAACACTCTGTCTAACATATTCTCAATAGATACCGGTGTTTACTTGACTACTCCAACATTGAGTTCTACAACATTTACACAATTATCTGATATTGGCAAATTGATAAAATTTTCACTTTTATCTGATTCTATTGGTGTTAATATGATTAGTACTGTTACTAGTTTGAATTCAATTGCTTATTTGTCTTCAGGTACTGTATCTTCATCAGAAACAAATCATACTATATCAAACCATGGATTAACATTCCAATATGTTGACGAAATAAGCAATTCTCGCAAGTTTACCATTGATAGATATAGAGGATTTTATGGACCTGAACCCAACACAGTATCAGTTGACCAAGTATATACTATTAACAGAGACACAATGGTTGCTACATTGACTATTGCTAGGTCATCAAGTGACGAATATGATGAGACAATTTCACAAAGTTGGAATGTTTACCAAGATGAAGAATATACTGTAGATAATTTAAGTGGTGAAGTTGGTAGTATTGGCCTCAAGATTAAATTTTTGTTGTCAATGTTGGCTGTTGAAGGTCTTGAGATTTCTGTTGATGATAAACGTAGTTTCACTATTTTCAGAAAAGGCGATGATGTTACTTTTATTATTGTAAACCCAAATACAGAATACCTATATAGAACTACTCCTGATGACACTACATTGAAGCAATTTGTTTTAGATACATTCTCTGGCTCAAATTTTAACGAAACTGGTAGTCCACTTTCTATCAATTCTTACAGACTTAAGATAAGAACCCAAAATTCGAGTAATTTATTTGAAAAGAGTAATGCTTCTTGGTCTGTACAATTAAATCCTAGAGAGGTTAGAATATATAAAAATAACAACTATTTAGGTAATCCCGCAAACCTTGATACAAATGATGCCTATGTTCGCCCAGATTCGGAATTGTGGACAGATACTACACCTGAGGGCATAACATATACATTTTTAGACCTTATTGGTGATAATGGTATAACAAGTGGTAAGTGGAATTTTAAACGTAGTCCTTTAAATTATAACCCCAGTATTAGTTACTTTGTCATAATGCCACCATATATATTGTTTAACCAGGTTTATAGTGACATAATAGACTTACCTTATGATTTTAGTGAGGAGACAGATTTACGTGTTAGTTATCTTCCCGTTGCTCCTACAGTAAATGATAAAAACACATACAATCCATTTGCGGAGTCTACAACATATAATTATATAGCAGATACTGATGAAGTTTCTAGTGTTACGCTCACATTTAACCAAACATTAACAAATGATGTCACTTTTGTTCAAACTGCTCCTGAGTCTTTGTTGTCTAGTTATACATATGACATAAGAGATGAGGTTCCAACCCAATATTTTGTGGTTGAAGGTAATATACTTACAAAGACTCTGGTTGCTGGCCTTAAATCACAAAGTGGCTCTACAATTGGAACAATGTTTGGACCTTTGCCTGTAAATAGATTGATGTATTTAGTTAATAATAGTTCACACTTTTATAATGATACTCTAATAAATTCCAACTCAGGTATTGTTATGAAGTTACTTCAACCAACAAATATACAAGCCACACCTTATATTTTATCAACTAGTGATATTTACTCTACCGAAACAACAATTGATGCCAATATTACAATCCAAATAGATAATTTCTTTGGTAAAAATACATTTGCTTTAGATTTACCAGCTGGCGCTGGAACTAAAGTAAATTTATACACACGTGAAATGGTTAATTCAAACAATAGCTATACAATTAAAATTTATAAATATAGTGGTTTTAATAATATTAATGTTGATTATAATGATGTTAATGGTAATGGTTCCCCAAGTTTAACTAAACAAGCGGTTTCAGTTACATTTTTAGAAAGAAGTTATAAAACATTTACCATAGATAATGCCGGGTTTAAAACATTTTTACAGAGTTTAACTACTGGAAATATCAGAAATGCTTTTGAAGAATATGTTAAAATTCATGCTCAAGAATTTGCTTATGACCTTAAAACACAAGAATGGATACTTGATGAAACATGGCCAACTAGTAATGAGGATAACATATACAACAGCGTATATGCTTCTGTTGTTTGTTTCTCTGCTGATGCAATGACTAAGATTCCTCCAAAGGTGTTTTCTACAACATATGATGGAATATCTAAAGCATTCTATGTGTCTAAGCACCCAATTTTTACATCATTTGATAAGCTTGGTCGCAAACAATTCCAAATTACAAGCTGGGGTAGTATTACAGTACCATCAGTCTCTGCTGGAAGTACAATTTACAACAATACATCAAACACGGCACCAACTGGAAATATTAGTAATCTTTTTAACAATCATCAATCTGGATTTTCTCAAAGTAACATTGCTTAATAAATATATATGCTTTGATTCCATAAGGTGTAACTAATGAATAATAATTAATACAATTTAATTATTATTTATATTCTTTATACATTTTCTAATGTCAAAATACAATAATCTAACAAATTTTATATTTTCGACTAGTAACATATTTGTAGCCAATATCAATTAATTCCTTTCCAGTATCAAAATTCAGAGAATTATAGTCTTCTAAATACTCAGGACTAACAAAATATTTGTTAATTTCACCTACCGGATTTAAACAGTTCTGGTTTAATGTTGCTAGTGGATTATTAAAATTACTCATAACAATATCTAATGTTCTCTTAAACATATCCTTCAATGATGTAATTGGTTCATTATTGTATGTGTATCCTTCATATGGTGTAATATATGTAATATTTAAATATCCTGTTTGACTCTTCACTTGTAGCAATTCGTTGCTCAATGTTCCCCCATCCGCATATAATTGACCATTGTAGTTTACAGGCGGAAAAATACCTGGTATAGCCGATGATGACATTAATAAAAGAACTTTATTTGCGGCATCATTACTTTCAAAAGAATAAACATCCAAGTTGCCACTATATAAATTTGTGGCGCCAATTAATGTAGGTACAGCTGTTTTGGAAGGCATTCCATTAATAACCTTTGTTAGTGTTTTGAAAAGAGGTTCTGTATTTAAAATAGATACTCCAGTAAACGGTTCAAGTTCATATATTAACAAATTATGAATACTAGAATACAGTTTTTCTGCTGATTTTACTCCTGATTTTAGGTCTGAATAATAAGATAAAAATCCTGCGTTTAAAGCGCCGGCAGAAATACCAGTGTACAAATCATATGATTTGTAATCAGTTTCTAAAATTCGCTTCAAAATGCCAATTTCAACAGCGCCAAATGAGCCGCCTCCAGATAAAGACAGTTGATTAAATGCGTTTAATAAAGAAATTAACTGTAAAAATAATACAAGGTAGAAGAACATCATTATTATAATATATTATAATGATATTTTTATTACAGTTTTATTAACATTTTAAAAGTATTATATTAATGTCTCTTAGTTTTAGACCTTTTTCTAATAATTCTTTTATTTCTGGTTTTTAACCCATTTTTATTTCTATTACATTTTCTCGCAAACTGTTCCAGCTCTGTTTTGTTTTCAACAATAAGGTCAATAATATTGCGGTAGAAACTGCGGAATTCGCTGCGTCGTTTAGCCAATTCATTAATGTCAAACCATTTTATTTGAGTTTTTTCAAATATCTTAGTATCACGTATAATAGACGCAGGAAGCCGTTTCTGTAAAAAACGTTGATTATTGTTGTAATAATGTGGTAAATAATCATCATATTCTATCGGAAAAATATGACATCTATATGTTCCATAACCATTTTCTGATTTAAAGTCAATATTAAATGTACCAAAACGTTTTAATAAACGTCTAATATCATCAGATGAACCTAAAAAACCAGTCATTTCTTCACCACCTTCTCTTACAGCTGTTTGCATAAATGTTTCGCCTTTATCAGTACCACCTCCAAAATCAGACCAACCGGGATTTTCATCAATATCACGTTCTTTTCCAAATAGTAGTAAAATTTTACCATTATGGACTGTTATTGGTAATATACTAGCACCCATAATATAGTATAATATAGTATAATAAATTATAGAAAATTATAGAAATTATAAAAATATAATATAAGTAAAATATAAATATGACCAAAACAAGAAATAAAAGACATAAAGTTAACAAGAGTAATATTAAAAATAAAAATAAAAATAAAACTAAAAGATACAATACAAACATTCTTGTGTTACCAAATAAAACACCGGATAATATAGATGAAATCAGTCATAGTATTAATAATGAAATTAATAAAGTAAGTAAAGGCAATCAAATTGCTTCATATAGTCCAACTATTAACAAAGAATTGGTTTCATTGCAGTCTGTAAACAGAGAAAAAGTATATAATTGTAATAATGAAGAAGCATTTTTATTGAAAGCGCCGCTTCAAATAGGTATACCTGGATACATATATGGCAATTATTGCTATCCATACAATTCACCAGAAGCCAAAAAATACTTACTAAAAAGTTTAAGGGCAAATAAACATGCTAATCCAGATAAAATTATACCACCAATTCAATCACTAGGTAATTGCTGGTTTAATACAATGTTTGTAACACTTTTTGTTAGTGATAAAGGCCGTAAATTCTTCCATTTTTTTAGACAATTAATGATTGAAGGAAAGCAACGAAATAATCAATTAATACCGGAGCAGTTAAGAGACGGTTTTGCTTTATTAAATTATGCGATTGACGCGTGTCTAAGTGGTAATAGATATGCGTATATTTTAAATACAAATACAATTATAAAGCAAATATTTGACGCAATACCGACAGATTATAAAGCAAATTTTAGATATATTAAGGATATTGATGAAGCTGGTAACCCAGTGCGTTATTATTTAAGTTTAATTAATTATCTTAACAACAAAGATTTACAAGTAGCATTTTTTCCTAATTCTAATGAAAAATGGAGAAACCAAATCATTGAACATATAAAAACAAGAAATAACAAACATATGCCACATATAATTATCTTGGAGTTTTTTGATGATGATACTCCAACAACTAACAAAGCAATGAGTTTCTATTTAAATGATGCTAAATATGTATTAGATAGTTGTGTAATAAGAGATACTAGCAAGCAGCATTTTTCGTCATTACTAACATGTGAGAAAAAAGAGATGGCATATGATGGCATGAGTTTTCATCGTCTTGTTTATATGGAATGGAAACAACTCATAAATTCAAATTTTAACTGGCAATTTAAAGGCTCTGAAGACAATGGCAGAATGTTAACCTGGAACTTTACCAAAGGATATCAGATGTTAATTTATTACAGGAGTTAATTTAATTTATTTAGTTAAGTTTTAAGGATTACATCAGCAATTTTTTTACCACCTTGTTCTGAAGGCTCAATTGAATTAGTAAAATCATCATTATTTATTAGTAATTTGTTAGTTTGTATAACTTTTAAACCATTTTTTTCGGCAAATTCTGTAATTAATGAATTCCATTGGTCAATATATACGTACAAGTTTTTAAATGTACTATCTAGCGGGTAATATAAATTCAATAGATATATATTTGTATTAGGAAACTTGGACTTTAATGAAAGTATTAAAGTAGAATATTGTTGAAATAATGAATCCACAATTTCCTTGCTAATATTATTTCTATTATTTAATATATTATTACCACCAGCACTAACAAAAATATAAGTGTCTTTAGTATTATTTGCTTCTGGTATTTCTTCAATTTGAGCATTACAATCAGAAATAATAGCTTCATCTTTAGCAAAAACATATGTGTCTGAGTGTTTTGCTTTAATTAATCCAGGTACTGAGTTTTCTTCTTTTAAAATGTAATTAGTATTGTTTAATATACTATCCCCAATTAAAATAATTGTTGAATTATCATCATTAGTAAGACCTTCTTGTAAGAGATTCTTTTGATATTCATTATAAAATGATACACTAACAATTACAAATATAAGAAGTAAAATAAGAAATATTTGTTTCATATTATTCTATAATATATATAAGACAGAATAATATGAATAAAAATAACAAAAAACACGCAAATTTGAAAAATAAAACAATTGGACGTAAAAAAATAACAAAAGGGGCAAAATATACACAAAAAAAATATGGTGGCACAAGGAGTAATGTTTGCGAAGAATTACCAGAAATAAAAAGTTTTAACACTCTTGACATTTTTAGTTTTTCTCTGCAAATTCCAAAAATTTCTAATCCTAAGAATTCTAATCCAATAAATTTTTCCGATAGCAGCGGTAACAGTAGCAGAAGAAGTAGCGGCAGAAGAAGTAGTGGTAGTAGTAGCAGAAGAAGTAGCGGCAGAAGTAGTAGCGGCAGTAGCAGTAGCAGTAGCAGTAGCAGTAGCAGTAGCAGTAGCAGCAGTAGCAGCAGCAGTAGTAGTAGTAGCAAACTAGAGTCACCAGAAAAATCAATAGAAACAGAATTAAAACCAACAGCTGAATCAATTATAAAAAAATTAAAATCAACAGATGCTGATATTTTAACAAAATATTTATCAAAAAAAAAGGCAGAAACAGGTGATATTACTAAAATAGAAAAACCAAAGTTGTCAGAAGATGCATTTGAAAAGATATCAGAACCATTTAAAAAATTTGCTCCAAATCCAAAAGCCGACGCTTATAAAAAATACGAAGAAACTCTTAATGAAAAAGCAAAAGGAGAAGTTATTTTAGATGACATAAAATTTAATAAAATAATTGAACAAAGTGACGAAACAAAGCCTAATAATTTTCTAGATGGAATTAAATTACAACAAGTTGGTGGTAATGGGGATTGTTTCTTTACTTCTGTAGCAAATCAACTTAACCAGATTGGAAATATTGGTCTTTATGATGATTTTAAGTTAATGAAAGATATAACAGTACAGCAAATTAGAACAGCAATAGTAGAATACTATTTAACAGATGAAAATATTGATGATTTAAAAATAGAGGGCTTAGCTAATGCTCTTAGATTGACCAATACAGGAGCTCCAGTTAGCGCAGATGAATATATAGACGCAATTGGAAGAGTCGGGGGTGGATGGGCAGGAGAAAAGGAAATTTCAGCAATTAATAATGGTGCTTTAAGAAATTTAACAAATGGAAGACTAATTTCAATTGATGTTTATAATTATATAGGAGGTAAATTAGTACCAAATAGTGTAAATAAATTAAACACATTATCACCTGAAATGAAAAAAGATAGAATACCAGTATTATTATTGTATAATGGTGTTAATCATTATGACAGGTTGTATTTTCAGGGAGACACTAATGAAGCAACAATAGAGAGATACAATGAATATCTTAACAGTGATATTTATTCAGTTGACAAACCACAAATTGTAGTAAATGATGAAGCTGTTGAACAAGTCAAAGAGGTTTTTCCTGATATGGATACTGGAGTAATTAGAGATATTCTTGTTTTTTATAATAATGATGTTAATGAAACAATAAACTATATACTACAAATGGTATAAATATATTATAAAGGTCCATTATCATCAGGTCTCTTTTTAATATTACCAATAAGTTTTTTAAA